CCGGCATCCAGCTTGAGGTCGGCGAACAGGCCACGCCGTTTGAGCATCGGTCGTTTGGCGATGAGTTGGCTAGGTGTCAGAGGTACTTTCAGGTAGTGGGTAACTCTGCATATTTTGCAGGAAATGGTGTTGGTTCAGCAAGTATAGCGGTTGGCATTCCCTTAGCCACGCCAATGAGAGCAGAGCCATCAGTTCCTGATACTGGCTATAAGGCTCACAGAGAAGGCAACACAAACTCCGGCACAAACTCTGTCACGGCTGTGACGTATGCCACTATAGGCTCTTCTAATTTACAAGTCAGAGTAAATTTCGGTAGCGGTATAACTGACGAACAAGGGTACAACTTAAACTTTACCACGGCAGATTTGCAGTTAAACTCGGAGTTGTAGAATGGATGAAATGAATATTACTTCTGCAAAATATATGGCGCATCCTAAAACGGGTGAGAATGACGCTATCAAAGCGACCATTGACGGGATGGGTTATACTGTACCGCTTGCTGTAGGTAACGCACACTACGCAGAAATCATGCGTCAGGTCGCAGCCGGTGAATTGACCATTGCGGACGCAGACTGATGAGCAAGCTCACAGTAACATCGGTAAAAGCCGAACTCGACACTCACGAAGCCGTTTGCGCAGAACGTTGGAAAGAAACTATCCTGCGTATTAAACGTATTGAAACTATTATGATCGGCACTGCCGGTACAATTATTTTGTTACTCATAGGTATAATTATTAACGGGTATTAAGGCGTGATTTATGGATCCAGTCAGCGCAATGGCGACCGCTTCTGCGGCCTTTTCTGCCCTTAAAAAAGGGTTTGCAATCGGACGGGACATTGAGTCCATGGCGTCCGACTTGTCGCGCTGGATGGGTGCCTTGTCTGATCTGGATCAGGCAGAGAAAGAAGCAAAAAACCCACCAATCTTCAAAAAACTATTTGCTGGCAAAAGTGTTGAACAAGAAGCCGTAGAGACGTTTGCTGCAAAGAAAAAAGCTCAACAACAGCGATATGAATTACAACAGTGGATTAGTCTCACTATGGGCAAATCCAAGTGGGATGAACTTGTCCGCATGGAAGGGCAGATACGCAAGCGTAGGCAAGAAACCCTGTATGCACAAAGAGAACGGCGTCGTAAGTTTGTGGAGATCGTTGCGTGGATCGTAATGATAGGCATAGGCATAGCAGCATTGACAGCGTTTATATTGCTACTTAAGGCGCACACGGCAAAGGCTGATGACTGGGCAAACGATTTGACAGTTTGTCGATTAACTAAGTGCATGAAGATTGAAAAAGACGGTACAGTGGCCTGTGTGTATAGAGGTGCGCATAACACTCAAGAGTTGTTGGTGTTTGCTCCGCGTGAATTTCGTCCCAGAGAGTATCTGTGCCAGTGGAATGTTGACCAGCCACCGCCGCCCAACATTTATGATGCGTTAGAAGCTATTAAGGATAGCCGAAATTGATAACGGTCGAACAATTTTTGAAGTGGAAAGTATTGCCACGTTGCATGATGCTGGCCAGCACTGTGATGTCTTGGAGGTGCGCAGAGTGGTTCATGCAGCTTGAAGTCCCCACCGCCGCGCAGTCCGCGTTTGTGTCGGTTGTAATGGGGGTCATGACTGGTGTTTTTGGTATATGGATGGGGCATGAACATAAGGGCGAATAATTATGATACATGCCTTTTTGTTAATTGTGGTGATAGGTGGTAAGGTACAAAGCAATGACATGTACTTTCGTTCTGTGACAGAGTGTAATTTCTTTGCGTCGGAAGTAACAAAACGATACGGAAACTACAGACATTATAGTTCCGTGCCTGAAGAACACAGAGTAACGGCTTATTGTAAGCCTGTTAGAGTCAGTGAAGATTTGGAGTTATATTGATGATGTGGAGTATGCACCAAAGAACCACTGCATTGCAGGCAGAGGCAAACAGGAGAAGACGAAATGTTGCAAGCACTGATTGGACCCGTCACGGGGATTCTGGACAAGTTCATAGAGGACAAGGACCAGAAAGCAAAGCTAGCACACGAAATAGCGACCATGGCAGAACGGCAGATGCACGAAGCCAACATGGGTCAGATAGAAATCAACAAGGCAGAAGCACAACATAGATCTATATTCGTTGCTGGTTGGCGTCCATTCCTCGGTTGGGGGCTAGCGACAGCTATGATATGGCATTTTGTTCTTGCGCCAGTGACCATGTTTGGCTTTGCGTATGCTGGCATGGAAGCGCCAGACCTACCCACGTTTGATATGGATAGCCTTATGACTGTCCTGCTTGGGATGCTCGGTCTTGGCGGTCTCAGGACGGTAGAAAAGGTTAAAGGGCTTACAAAATGAACATAGACAAGCTAAGAACAGAGATCGCAGAGGACGAGGGGTGTAAGTACGAAATTTATTTAGATCATCTTCATCTGCCCACGTTCGGAATCGGCCACCTAATCACCAAGAATGATGAGGAGTATGGCAAGCCTGTTGGCACGGTGATTGAACAGGAAAGAGTCCAGAGGGTGTTTAACCTTGATATGGCTGTAACCGTGGACGAGTGTAAAGTTCTGTACCCGGATTTCGATGATCTACCCGAAGAATGTCAACATATCATCTGCAATATGATGTTTAATATGGGAAGGCCACGCCTCTCAAAATTTGTTGGTATGAAGCGAGAGGTGGACGCTAGGCGTTTTGATGCTGCAGCAGACGAGATGGTCGATTCCAGATGGTATACTCAAGTGCCAAATCGTGCTAGAAGGTTAGTAGACAGAATGAGGGCTATAGCTGCCTCGGAGGAGTAACCATGCCGCTACAGAAGGTGCTTTTGAAAGCCGGGGTCAATCGTGAAGGTACTAGGTACACTAATGAAGGTGGCTGGTATGACGGCGACAAGATCAGGTTTAGGCAAGGTACTCCTGAAAAAATTGGTGGTTGGACTAGAATATCTGCCTCTACCTACCTAGGCGTTGCTAGATCTTTACATAACTGGGTAAATCTAGCAGGGGCTAACTATATTGGCGTAGGCACACATCTCAAGTTTTATATTGAGCAAGGGGGCGGATACAACGACGTGACGCCTCTTCGTGCTACTGAAACTCTAACAAACCCGTTTACTACGACTTCTGGGTCAACCACCGTGTTAGTGACTGATGCTAACGGAGGATTCATCGACGAAGACTTTGTTACATTTAGTAACGCTAGTGCCGTGGGTGGTGTAACTATCGACGGTGAGTTTCAAATCGACATTGTTACCCCTACTACATACAACATAACTTTAGACTCTGCAGCCAGCTCCAGCGCAACAGGTGGCGGGACTGTATCTGCAGCATATCAAGTTAACGTAGGCACGGCGTTTGCTACGCCAATCACAGGCTGGGGCGCAGGTTCTTGGGGTGGTGCTAGTTGGGGCGTTGGGCAGTCTTCTGTAAATCCTGTTCGTATTTGGAATCAGTCTAATTTTGGTGAAGATCTTATATTTGGTGCGAGTGGCGACAGACTGTACTACTGGGATTCTGGAACCAGCACCTCACTAACTACTAGAGCTGTAGAACTGTCGTCATTGAGCGGCGCGTCTGATGTCCCTACGGTGCAAAATCTCTTGCTTGTATCTGATATTAGTAGATTCTTGTTCTGTTTTGGCACTAACGCCATTGGTACCACAACAATAGACCCTACGTTGATTCGTTGGTCTGACCAAGAGAATGCCGTTGATTGGACACCTTCAGCTACTAATCAAGCTGGCAGCTTACGTTTGTCTCGTGGCACCAAGATAGTATCTGCCTCTCAGGCTCGCCAAGAGGTTTTGGTGTGGACAGATTCCTCGCTGTATTCTCTACAGTATGTGGGTGCGCCTGCAGTTTGGACGGCCTCGCTTGTTGGCGAAAATATATCAATCGCCGGGCAGAAAGCTGTGGCTTATGCTAACGGCATCGCATACTGGATGGGTACAGACAAATTCTACAAATACGATGGTCGTTCTCAACCATTGAAGTGTGATGTTCGCAAATACGTATTCAATGACTTTAATACCCAGCAGTACGAGCAAGTATTCTCTGGCACCAACGAGTCATTTCATGAAGTATGGTGGTTCTATTGTTCTACTAACTCAAACAATATAGACCGCTATGTCATATACAATTACATGGAAAATATATGGTATTACGGCACTCTGGCTCGCACCGCGTGGCTTGACTCTGGGTTACGTGATAACCCGTTAGCAGCAACTTATAACAATAATCTGGTTAATCACGAAGACGGCATTAATGACAACGAGACTGCTACTGAAACCGCGATTACAGCATTCGTAGAGTCTGCAGATTTCGATCTTGATGACGGACATAAGTTTGCGTTGGTGAATCGTGTAATACCTGACATCTCGTTTGATGGGTCAACAGCCGACAGTCCCGTGGTTACAATGACCCTGAAGCCTCTGGCGAACTCTGGGGCTGGGATTACTTCTCCTGCTTCTACAGGGGGCGTTAATAATGCTACTGTCACGCGAAGCGCCTCTTCTCCTGTCGAAGTGTATACAGATCAAATAGATATTCGAGTACGCGGTAGGCAGATGTCTATGCGTGTAGAATCCACAGCTTTGGATGTTACTTGGCAGTTCGGCTCTCCTAGGCTTGATATGCGTCCAGATGGGAGACGGTAATGGCTGTAGATACCACAAATTATGGGGTGGCTTTTCGCGCCCCTGCTTTACCATACGCTCCTGTAGAGTATAACCAGCAGGATTTTGAACAATTTAACAATGTGTTGCGGCTGTACTTCACACAATTAGACACGGCAATACGTAATGCTACTGTATCTGATAGAGCAGAAGCTGTTGGGTGGTTTATGAGCTAATGCCAAACGTATATACAAATGCAAAGAAAGACTTAACAAGCACTGACGTAACAACGTTGTACACTGCCCCTGCGCTTACCACAGCCATAGTAAAGTCTATTCTTGTATCCGAAGATTCAGGCAACGCAGACACTATAACTGTCACTATCACAGACGCAGAGTCTTCTCCTGCTACATTTAGTATATTTAAAACTAAAGCTGTTAGTGCAAATGCTACAGTAGAACTATTGACAGGCCCGCTTGTAGTACAAACAGGTGAGGTATTGAAAGTTACTGCTGCAACAGCGAACAGACTGCATGTCGTGGCTAGCATCTTGGAGGTTAGCTAGTGCAAACTGTTGATAGCACAAAACAAGAATTAGACATGCACACCGTCATGATTATGGCGTTGGATAATATGGAGCAAAGCGGCGTAGGAAGCACTGTGCCTGCTAAAACTGCGATGCTTGCGTTGGTTCGTGAGGGCGGTATGCCCACTGTAGATATAGCGCAGTTTGGAAACACGGTGTTCGTGTCTCATACAGGCAAAGGCAAGAACAAGAACAAAATGGCTGGTCGTCCTTTGAACGTAGACACGGCTAGAAATTACATAAAAAACATAATTAAATACGGCGCATATCTACAAGACAAAGGTATTACGCACTTCTCCGCAACATTTTCTGATGAAAATCTATTGTCTGCAGTAAAAATGCTTCAGAGAAAGTTAACCCGCGTAGATACTGATTTGTATGTCGGCAAATTAAAAGATGGTAAGTATGCGTTGTTTATAAAAATAGGCGAAGACCCTCTGCAGGATATGGTGTAATGGGCGACGTAGTAGATGATATAGTAGATATCGTAGATGACGCGATTGATTGGATCGGCGACACTATAAGTGACGTTGGTGATTGGGTTATCGACGAAATCGTGGACCCCGTTGTTGACGCCGTTGATGACGTTATTGACGCTATTGAAGACGATCCTATAAAAGCCATCGCTACTGTCGCTGCATACGCCACAGGCAATGCGTGGGCTATACCTCTAATTGAAGGTGTAGATGTTGCACAAAATGGCGGTGACATCGGTGATATTCTTGAAGCATCAGCAAAAGCATATGTAGCTCAACAAGCAGGCTCGTATGCAGGTAAGTATGCAGGTGAAGCTGCCGTGGCTGCAGGTTCAGGACAAACTGCGGCGACAATCCTTGGCACAGCTTCGGGACAGGCTGCATCGGCTGTGGTGCTTGGAGAAGATCCAGTTAAAGCGTTTCTTACAGGCGGACTAAAAGCCGGTATTGAAGCTGGTCTTGGGTACATTGACGAAAAGATTACCACTGCTGTAGATGACGCTACAGGTACAGGTACAGGTACAGGTACGGGTACGGGTACGGGTACGGGTACGGGTACGGGTACAGGTACAGGTGGCACCGGCACGGGTGTTGGCGCAATAGATGACGCAACGAGCTTTCTAGAGCAATATCCCACCGTAAAGAATGTACTAGCAGACTCACTAGAGGCGGCACTGACCGGCAAAGAAGTTACCGGCGAAGTTGTCATGGGGGCAGTGATTAAAGGCAAGCTCACAAAAGAGCTGGTGCAAGAGTATGTAACAACTGAAAATTTTGATCCTACCAGTGAGTCCGACCAACGATATCTAGCTGCGCTTACAACAACGATTCAGAACGTAACCAATGCTACATTTAGTGGGGCGGATGTATCAGACACACTATATGCGTCTGCAAATGCGTACGGTAAGCAAGAACTTATTAAGATTGTCGATAAAGAAGTAAAGAACAC